TCCAGTTTCGGAAAAGTCCTGACCCTGGTGCGGTAGCGGATACGGCGGATGAGACGCATGAGACGCAGAACGAGCCAGGAACTTTTCCGAAAGGGGACTTTTCCGAAAGCCACCGGAAAACTCAAACGCCTTGCACCGCAAGCGATTCCGAGTTTTCCGGTGACCCCCGTGTGAATAGGGTTTTGCCCGTGGAACCGGTAACCAAGTCGACCTTGGAGGAGGCTGTGGCGTTTTGGGACTGAACTGCAACAGAGGTGCTACACTGCTGTAGCACCTTGCAGTTTTTCTGTGCCGACAGTCCGAATATCGTATTCGCTCCAGCGAGAGACAATTAGCAAGCTCGCAACTTTAGCTAAGTGGCAACACCGCACGCCGAGCCAGCAAATAGACGAAATCGTTTCACAAGAAACAGAGCGTTTTTATAACGCTCTTAATAATGTTCAGCGCCCTCAATTTATGGCTGAATACACCGGAGATAACAAGTGATTAAAGCTATTGACACTAAGTACAAAGGGTACAAATTTAGAAGTCGACTAGAAGCACGTTTTGCTGTTTTCTTAGATGCTCTAGATATTAAATGGGATTACGAAATAGAAGGTTTTAATTTACCTAGTACTGGTCTGTATTTACCGGATTTCTTCTTACATAAAAACGGTTTATGTGGCTATTACAAAGGTCCGTTATGGATTGAAATTAAAGCAACTAAACCTACCGTAAACGAAATAAATAAACTCAGAGAACTCGCTGTAAGAACTCGAATCCCCGGAGCATTTTTCTGTGGTTCACCGAGTATTCACATACCTAACCATTTTAAAGAATGGTTTGAGGATTATTATAACGGTTTAAGTGTACCTGTTTTAGATTATTTTCAATATCCTTTAAGTACTTTTGTCCCGGATAGTATTCTTAGTCATCCCGCTGATATACACGACCAATTTCTTAACTGGATATGTAGACTTAGCGGAGAAACAGATATAGAAAAATTGCGGATAGGTGCAAAAGCTGCGTTATCTGCCAGATTCGAGTTCGGGGAATCAGGATGAACATTCGATGTTGAAGCCTCCTAACCTTTTCCTAGGGCTGGTGCGCGTGGTCGCCTGGTTGTTCTGGAGGGATCCGGTGTCTAAGTCCAAGACTGAACCGAGACAGCCGAGACCGCCCAGGCGTCCCACGCTGGCGCTGACGAACGGCCCCATCCCGGACGATATTTTTGCCGTGGTGCGTACCAGCTGGTTTCGGCAGGGCCGGCCGGTCGAGGTCGACGAGTTCTCGATCATGGAGTGCGACGACGCCCAAACGATTTTTCACTATGCAGTCGGCCAGGCACTGCGCCAAGGAGCCGACGTGTCCGTCATGTCCGTCTACCCGCCCGAAGCCCTTGGAATCCCCCGTAACGAAAAGTGATCGCCGTCCCAAGGGCAGGGGGCGGAACTTTACGGTCAACATCAGGATGACCCGCGAGGAGATCGAGGCTGCCAGGAAGCTGGGCGGCGGCAACGTCTCCATGGGATTCCGCCAGGCCATCCGTTATGCCTGCTGGCGCGAAATGCGTCCCACGAGTCTCAGTACCATGCTGCGCTCAGCCGCTGTGCTCGCCGCCGAACTGGAGGCTTCGCAGCCGGGAGTGTGAAGTTTTACAACTGGCCTACTAGGCAAGTGGCTTGTTCTGTGCAAGGGTAGTGATCGAGGGGGCAGCTCGCTGCTCCATCACTTACCTACTACCAAAGGACTATGGCAACCACTACCAACCTACCCAACGGCAACCTCAGCGCCTGGTACTACGCCGTCAAGTGGGGTATCTATCACATCGAGCAGTCCATCGAGCGCAGCAAACAAGCTGGCTTCAAGGCGACCTATGACGAGCACCAGCTCCGGCAGCTCGAAGACTTGGAGCAGTTCTTGAAGATGAGCTGGGACAAGTGGATGGAAGACCTTGTTGCTGGCCAGACTGAGGAGGAACCGATCTGTGGAGTCTGAAATCATTGAAATCCTTGATCTTGCTTTCCTTCCCAGTGGTCGCGTGGAGTGCGAGGCCGTTGTTGACCAGATGGTCATCACGCACCAGCAAAGCTATGAAGAGCCGGCCGAGTGGGGTCCTGCTGTGTGCCGAGGCTCCTTCTACCTTTGTGAAGACGACGTAATCCCAGCGACCGATGCCGGAGTCCGACGCATGTTCAGCCAACGCATCTCGAACTGGGAGATCATCGACGCCTCGGATTGGGAGGACGACGGCCAGGGCTATTAGGAACGAGCCGTCTTACGACGACTGGCATTACGGGACTGAGCCAATCCCCGGTGATACCAACTGGGTCGCACCACACACTGCGGCCCAGCTCATCGCTCGCCTCGTCGATGCCTTTGACGAAAGCGAGTCAATCAACCGCGAGCTGCTGGCACGCTTGGCGTTCCACGAGATTTTCAAACTGCCTGCGGCGACATTGCTGCAAATCCGCTCACAACATCCGTATCACACCTCTTAGGTAGTACACTAACAACGCTTTTCTCAGCACTATGCTCACCATTCTCTCTGACACACAAGTCCGTCTTCTCTCGGACAGTATCAAGACCATCGAAGAACAGCTCGGCGAACTCCGCTCCATCATGGAGTCGTCCCAGACCGTCAACTTCGAGGTCGGACGTAGCAAGCCTGCTACCCCCGCCCCACGTAAGCAACGGGAGTCTCAAGTTAAGACTCGTGCGTCTCGCCGCAAGAGGGGACACAATGCGCTGAACGCCAACCAGGTGCTGGAGATCAAGCGCAGATTAGCGGCGGGTGAGGGGTCTACTGCAATTAGCAAGGACTACAAGGTGCATCTCACCACGATCAACTGCATCAAGTGGGGCAAGACATGGAAGCATGTGCAGCTCCAGCAGCCGGCAGCGTTGACGCTTCACGCATGAGCGATCTGGTAAATCAGCCCCCGCACTACACGCGGGGGCGCGTCGAGGTGATCGACGTCATCGAGGATTGGGTTGAGGCTGCGCCAGATGCTGTGGTTGGTGGCCTGCAGTGGCAGGTCATCAAGTACATCAGTCGGTTGTGGCTGAAGGAGAACTCGCTCCAGGATGCGAAAAAAGCTCGTTGGTATTTAGACCGTTTAATTGCCAAGTTGGCGTTGGAGCAGTACCGCGATGTCTGACCAGTACAAGTTCGAGATGGTGCGCTTCGACGAGAGCGCGCAGATCAATACGTCGCTGTCAGTCAAGACTCGCGGCATCCTCGCCAGTGAAGTGGTGTCGGTGTTTGGCGAGTTTCTGACAGCCTGCGGGTTCCACCCCCAGACCATTGCTGAAGCCTTCCACGAGATCGGAGATGAGTTGTCCCAGTTGTCAGAGTGATGATGTCTGTGTCCTGGAAAGTCGGTTGCGTAGTGACGGTGTTCGGCGCCGTCGGTACAAATGCCTGACATGCCGTGAGCGGTGGACGGCGTTTGAAGAGCCGTCCGCTCCAGGGCTTGAAATTGATAGCACTTTGCTACCAAAGCAGCCGTCTAGGCGCCAGCTCAAGATCAGCGAGGTCGAAGAGGTTTTGTTGTCGACCGAGTCGATGGCGGCGCTGGCGCGGAGATTTGGGGTGTCTTCCGAGGCGATCCGCAACATCAAGGCGAATAACAGCTATCAAGACGTCTACAAGCGGCTTGTGCTTGAGGAGAAGCTCCAGCAGGTAGACGATGCGCTGCTGTGTGTGGCTTGCGCCCATTGGTTAGGCGAGCGAGGCTGTGACTTCGGCTTCCCAGATGCGGGCGATGACTTTGCTACAGATTGTTACTTGTTCCGGCGACTCTAGCCGGGCTACTGTGCTACATTAGCTGTGTTGTTCGCCTCACCAGGCTCCATGGACGATTTTTCAAAGGTTTCTGAGTTGATCGCTGACTTTCAGCGACGGCTCCATGTTGTCGTTCGTCGTGACGGCAGCAGGGCTATGCAAGACGCGCATATCCCGCTGGATTTGATGGCCGTGATCGAGGACGACTTGTTGCCGATCTTGGATCGCTGCATCGAGTGCATTGAGTACGATCCAACGCCCGAGTATCTCTGGGATAACAGCGGCGGTGAGTCTCCTGTGTCTCAAAGTGAGACTCACGAAGTTGCGCGCGCTCAGCACGTGGAGATGCACGGCTGATGGCAAATGCACGTTTTCTCTATGGCATCGAGCATTTGCACACGATGTTCAATGCCACGACGGTGGCGTTTGACTGTGAGACGACCGGGCTCCAGCCAAAATTTGGCGGGTTGCGGTTATTGCAGTTGGCGGCGCTGGACCGTGATCCGGTGGTCATCGACTGCTGGGACATCGAAGATCACCACTGGGTAGAGCTGGAGGAGTTCTTCGCGGTCAAGCGGTATTGGCTGGCGCACAATGCGGTGTTTGACCTGGGGTGGCTGCAGGAGCACGAGCTTTATCCCGAGGGGGAGGTGTTATGCACCATGCTGGCCAGCAGGATCCTGACCAACGGGCTTCCGAACGTCAAGCACGGTTTGCAGCACGTGGTCAAACGGTACCTGCAGCTCGAAATCTCCAAAGAGGAGCAGAAAAGTGACTGGAGCCAGGATCTGACGCCGAGCCAGTTGGAGTATGCGGCGTACGACGTGAAGTTGTTGACCCAGTTGGATGGGCCGATCAATCAGCGGATGGCTGAGGGCAATCTGCACCGGGCGTGGTTTCTGGAGTGCAAGGCGTTGCCGGCGATGGCGCAGCTTTGGCGAACCGGGCTGCCGTTTGATCGCACCTCACTTGAAAAGCTCCAGCAGGATTTGCAGGACGATCATGCTCGCCTTGGGGCGGAGTTTGTCGAGGCACTGGACACCGCGTTGCCGGATGATCGCAAGCTACCTCGGGACCCGGATGGCAGCCTCAACTTGAGAACAAAAGCAACGGGGTCGGTGCGGGCCGGTAACAAACTGGAGGCCGGCTTCAACCTCAACAGTCCCAAGCAGCTACTGGCCGTGTTTACAGCATTGCTAGGTAAACAGCCCTTGGGGTCTGACGGTAAGGCGAGTGCCAGCAGGGCGGCGTTGCGGGAGTATGCCGGGGATCACAAAGTTGTGGCGGATTACCTGGCGTGGAAGCGGGTGGAGAAGCGGCGTCAAATGGTTGAAGCACTTCTTAAACATTTGGGCGAGAACGGGTTTATTCGTGCCAGCTACATGCAACTTGGGGCGGATACTGGGCGCATGTCGTGCCTTACGCCGAACCTCCAGCAAATACCAAGAGATTCAAGGTTTAGGGCGTGTGTGCAGGCGCCGGCCGGGTGGAAACTGGTAGTTGCGGACTATGCCCAGATGGAGCTACGGCTGGCAGCCGCCGAAGCCGAAGATCCACTCATGATTGAAGCGTTCCAGCAGGGCATGGACTTGCACACACTCACCGCAATGCAGATTTATGGCGTTACTGAAGATCAAATCACCAAAGATATGCGCCAAGTTAGTAAATCTGCGAACTTCGGTTTGCTGTATGGATCGGGAGCCCGAGGATTACGAAATTATGCAGCAGGAATGGGGATACAAATGGATCTTGATGAAGCTGCAGAAATCCGATCAAAGTTCCACGCTGTGTATAAAGGAATTAGCGGGTGGCAATGCCAAAATGCTCGATTGGCTGATGCGGCTAAGGACAATGCCGCGATCAGGATTCGCCATTCCGGGCTCAGGAGGTTTCTTCCGGGCGACCACAATTCACTGACAGTTCGATGCAACACACCAATTCAGGGGGCTGGTGCTGCTGTACTGAAGCGCACGCTTGGAAAGTTATGGCCATTGCTGAAGGCCGATGGTGAAGAAGTGGTCCGCCTCGCGGGTGTCGTTCATGACGAAGTTATTCTTCTTGTTCGTGAAGAGCACGCTGAAACCTGGGCGCTCCAGTTGACCGCCGTTATGCAGGAGGCCGAGGCTGAGTGGTTGGGTGAGGTCCCCGCGTTGGCCGAGGCTAAGGTCGGCGATTCGTGGGTGGAGGCAAAGTGAGATACGCACCAACGAATTACGTGGCGTTATTGCGTACGCCGGGTGGATTAGTGCAGAAAGCCACGATCATGGCTGACAGCATGACCCACGCGCACCACACGATTCGGGAGTTGTGGCCGGGGTTGCGGATCGTCAGACTGACCAAGGAGGGCGATTGGTAACAGGGTGAGTCTCATGAGTCCAACGCCGAAAACGGGCAGGGAGTTGGTGCTCCAGTGGTTGTATGACGAGATTCGGCGGGCGAAGACGGCGGATTTGCACAGGGCAGCCGCCTTTTTGGAGTGGGCGAGGGGTATCCGAGCTGGATGTGCCAAGCAGCGTGGTGGGGCCAGGATGGCTCAGGCCAATGGCTGGCGCAAGTACGTCGATGCTCCAGTCCGGTGGTAGTGCTATTGTGTAGCAGAGTAGACAGTCGGTTATGCCGCTGAAGCACGGACAGAAGTATTACTGCCAGTTGCTGGTGGATCGGCATCGTTATGCGCTGGTCGAAAAGCTGGCGGCGAAAGAA